GACCCTAAAGTTGACACAGACCCTATGCAGGAACAAATTGCCAATGCGACTGGTGAAGGATTGTCAGAAGGCGCAGACGAAGGTTCCAAGGAATTAGCAAAGAGAGCAGCACAAGCGCTGAAAGATATTAAGAAAGAAGTACAAGAAGAGATTGCAAGTCGTATTAAAGACGCAATGACTGCTGTTGTACAAACACTAACTGACTCACTAAAAGATCAAAAAGAGGCATCTCTTTTAATCTATGATGCTCAAATAAAGAAGATTGAGGATGTTGCAAAGGCTGAAGAAAGACTTACAAAAGAGCAAGAATATCAAAATAGACTTAGAGAAGCAGAAGAGCAAAGAGCGCTTAACCGTCTTAATACTAGACGCAATTATGCAATGGCAGTTTATGCTGGTCAAATTGATGAAGCCAGATCTATTGCTGATCAGGGCGCAAGGCAAGAAAAAGAAGATACTAAGGGCATTGATGAAATCAATAAAGACCGTACAAAGGAATTAGCCGAGCAAAATAGAAAGGATATGATTGACTCCATTAAGGAGGCTAAAGAGGCTGCAGGTAAGTACTTTGATGAAATGATTGAATCTTTCACAAAGGCTGCAAAGAAGATTACAGAATTCCCTCCAACTACTGCTGAAGAGTTCAACACAATGCTCAATCAATTAATTGAGGGTGGTAATGGTTTTGTTGGGGCAAGGTCTATCGCTAATAGTATGGGTACAGTATTCTCAGAATCTTTTGGCGGAGCATTAGGTCAACTTGGAGTCAATGCTTCTGGACCTCTGACATCCTCTCTTGAGGCAATAGGAAAAACTCTTACTGAGAATAACCCTTTTGGCCCAAATGGCCTTTGGAGTAAAACAATTGATGCAAGTATTGATGCTTTAACAAGAAAATATTCAGGTCTTTCACAAACTTTGACAACGGTTCTTGATACTAGTTCGGAGTCTTTCTCAAAGTTGCTAACAACATATACAGCGTATCAGAATCTTGTAAATCCTGCTAACTCCGATGGTGGAGGCGCTGGTGGAAGTACTGGCGGAGGCGCTGGTGGAGATACTGGAACCACTGGGGGAACGGGTGGAGGAACTCAGACATCTCCAGAAAAGATAGCCGGGGCTTTGCTGATGAATTATCGTGGTTCAAATGGTCAATTTATTAGAGATTCCTTAACTGATGCATTTAAATATGCAGCTTCAAAAAAAGTTCGCCCAACTGGTGGTCCTTATGCTGATAATGTATTCAAAGAGTTTGTTGCTAAAAATCCAATTTTATCAAGCAAAGCTAATCAGTCAGCATTAGCTATTGTTCGTAGTAACTTTAATAGAGGAATTGTGCCAGGCGCTGTTAAAGGTTATAGATACTACAACAATGGTGGATTTGTTTCGGGCTTTAGTTCACAGGGCATACCTTCGATTCTTCATGGTGGTGAATATGTAATTAATTCATCAGCAGTTAGAAATATTGGCATTACTGCTCTCCAAGCAATGAACAATATGCGATTTAACACTCCTAAATCACCATCATATTCTGGCCCAGTTGGTGGACAATCTACTTCCACATCAACAACTCATATCTATGTTGAGAACTTTATTGGCGAAAAGCAATGGTTTGAGTCAATGATGAAAGACTATAATGTTAATGTTGCTCCGCAAAATCAAAAAGCAGCGGGATTGAATAACACAACAATCTCAACCTATAGCGGAATTAATAGAGGTCTATAATGGCACCAATTCAAAACCAGCAGACAGGTCTAATTCATCTATTGTCAATAAATGGACAGGAAATTACAGAGCATAATCGCAAGTTTAATTCATCGGTTGAGCAGTCTGGTTCTGACATTGAACTTTCAAGAGGGAAGATTAGAAGATACATTCGAAAGAATAAAAGAATATTCTCTTTAAATTTTACATATCTACCAAATAATACTGATCACACAGTTGACGGAAGAAGAGGCAGAGATTATCTGTCATCGCTTGCGAACACAAGAGGGACAGTAACAGTATCAATAAAAGCATCCCCCGCAGATGATTTTAAGACATATACTTGTTTTGTTAATTCTTATAGTGAGAAGCTAGTAAGAAGAGATATAAAATCTGCATGTTCTTATTATGATGTTTCTATTGAATTAGGTGAGCAATAATGGCTGATGAATATTATGAGATAAGCCCTAAAGTTAATGATATTGACTTCTACATTGGCGGGGTCAAAGTTGAAGTATTCATTCAGATAACTTCTCAAGTTGAATCATCTGCTGTCCGTATTGCTTGTGTGTCTTCATCAATTACAATAGAATCATCTTTTGATACACCTTTCCTAAGAAAGATTATTGAAGCCAAGTCTGATATTGAAATTGAAGTAACAAAAGAAACAACGCCATTAGAGATATTAAATGTTCTGTCTATTGTCCATATTCAATCTGAACTTACCGGGACAACTCAAAAAATAGCAACAGCATCCTCTACTGTTGGTATAGAAACATCAGCATCTAGTTCATTACAAAGAATAACAAAATTTGTATCAGATGCTCACATTCTTTCTAGTTCTACAACTAATGCTATAAAAATTGCTAAAATGAGTTCAACATCTCTAATTTCTGTTTTTGCAGATTTTAGAACTAAAACAATTTCAACTTTAGAAGTGCAGTTGCCAATAACAGTTAGATCAATTGTAAAACCACCTGTTAGATTGTCCCCATCTTATATTGATGATACATCAATAAGAACATTATTCACTTTGGATAACAAGCCATTAACTAATCATAACAGAGTTTTTGAATCTTCACTTTCTCAATTATTTATTGAGAATAGAAATTGGAATAATAGAAGTAATAGATACTATAAAAGAGCTACAAGTTCCGGAAGAAGAACCTTTAATCTTTCTTGGTCAATGCTTCCTAACTCAATGGAAGATACGGTTGATCTCAGACACGGTAGGGATTTTCTAAATTCGATAGCTGAAGACCCAGATGCACATGTTTTAAAAGTCCTTAATCAAGACGAGAACGGCCTTACAGCGTATACTGAAACCTCATATACCGTCTTTGTCAGGTCTTATTCAGAGACTCTTGTTAGAAGGTATATCAATGAAGGTGTATACTTATATGATTGTAGTTTAACTTTGGAAGAGGTGTAATGTTAACAAAAAACACATATGGAGTAAATTTATCAAATTATTTCAATAACGCTATAGAAGCAACAGCTCAGAATGTTAAGCCAAAAATTACAATTGACCTATTAGATAGTAGACATATCACTCTAGAGAATGTGCTGACAGGTAATGCAAATATTACAAATACTGATGCTCATACTGTAAAATCAGAAGGTTCAGTTGGATATTACTTTACAGAAGAGCAGATGATTAATGGATATGAAAGAGAGTCTTTTACTTGGGCTGTGACAGACGCTCTTGATAAGAATGGGAAGATAATCACTGCTGACGGAAGTTGGCATTGCATCCCCACAAGTGTTGATACAGATAGCAAACTAGATGGTGATTATGAATTTGGGTGGTGGTCTAAAACAAGAAGCGCTGCTAATGGTGTCTTTGCTTCATCTCCGGTTATTACTTTCGCCTTTGAAGAAAGAAAAGTTAATAAAATTAGAATTACAACATCTGAATATTATGGCCAAGTTAAAAGTTTTAGAGTTAAAGTAAAAAACTCTTCATTAGTTGATATTCTAGATAAGACATTTACACTGGGGAATGACGAATATTATAAAGAGATTTATTTAAATAGTAATAGTGCTATAGCGTCTTCTTTTTTAGCAAAGAGAATTGAAATAACTGTTCTTTCTACAAAGAATGGATTAGATTATGCAAGAATTCATGAAATTTCTCCAATATATGAAGTTGATATTACAGACCATGTAATTGACTACAGCATCTCAAGAGCAAGAGACATTCATGAAAGCAATCTTCCAATTGGTGGTTCTTCAAGTCCTAAGCTTACTTTAAGGCTCGACAATACAGGTAAAGACTGGAATATCTTTAACAACTCTTCATTGTATGGAAAATACATGAAAAAAGATTTAAAAATAAATGTATCAACAGGATGGCGAATTAAAAAAACAAATGATGTAATTTCTAATACCGTTTTAAGATCCAATATGAGCAATTCAGCATCATCTTTCACGGTTGATAATTCTGATATATTCCCCGCAGGAGGGGTTAATAATAACTTTATTGTTACAATTAATCCAAATAAGGAAAATAGAGAAGTTATTCTTTGTAATGCCGTTACATCAACAAACACAGTTAGTGTATCTGAAAGAGGAGTTGGTCAAACGGATGCAGAAACTCACACTGCTGGCTCAGTTGTTACATTTGACCCATACGAGTATGTCAGCATGGGAGAATTTTACGTTGATGAATGGTCATCATCTAGTTCTGACATGACTGTATCTGTTTCCGCAAGCGATTGGACAAAATACTTAACAGAGAAAAAACTTACAAATGGCTTTTTATTAGAAGATAAAACCGTAAGCGAGGCTGTTAACAATCTTCTTTCAAGAAGGAATTTCCCTAAAGCTGACTTTAAGCAAGTCCTCCCCTACAGTAGAGAAATTTCTCAACTTGGAGGGGTTGCAAGATATTCATTTAGTGAAGATTCAATTGATAAGAATGGTAATCTTACAACTCTTGCGCCAGGATTAAGATGTCGTTTCTGGGGTATGAGAGAAGGGAAAGAATTAAGTTATAAAACTATCAAAGCTGATGCCTTGGAGAAGAATTTATCAGTAGAAGAAAGAATTAAAGGTATCAATGCTTATGTGGATCCAGATTTTACAGTTAATTCCCCTGATATTTCATTACCGCGTGATGTTGGACAGCCATCCACTAATGCTTTAAATTTAATAAACTACACTTTTGAAAGCGTAATTGACTCCACTACTTATACAAAATACTTTAACGGAATTGTTGATGGGTATTTTTTCCCGACAACTTCATCTTCACAAAGTCTTGTTTTAGATATAACAAATGGCGGAGGTAGAATTTATTTAGACGATTTATTAATTGGGGAGTCCAATAGAGAGAATTCTTCTGTTTCAATAACTTCTATCCCAATGAGCTTAACTCCTGGAGTTCCATACCGTTTAAAAATTGAGTTCTTTCATGGCAGTGGTAATGCAAATTTTTCAATGAGTTTGCATTCTTATCTTTATTCAACCTCAACAAAAACTCTGCTTTCTGCTACCCAGTTTAGATCCGTAGTCGCAAGAGATGGTTTAGGCTCAAGAAACTTGACTGGCGTTGTTCCGTCAAGTTATTCAATTAATAACATATCAGAAAACCATCATCAGAATGATGGTTTTATACATAGTAATGCGCAATTAAGTTATTCTCAAAGAATTGATTCTGACAACTCTGACAAAGGCATTCTTCTTATTGATGATGCTTATATCAGAATACCTACACATACATCTATTGCAATAAAAGAAGAAGATTTTACAATAGAGTTTCTTGCAAGATTTAATGATGGCCATTTTGACATTGGCGATGGGGAGTATTTATCATCTTGGGCTAATTC